ATAGATCCCAAATAACCCAGATGTTTGTTGGGTTCAGACTCCATCTGTTCTCTTCTTTCACCTACCGTCTCGCCTTTTAGGTACGACTCGTACATAAATCTGCATTCTTTAGACATAGAAGATATAGTTACGATATCCTTTTCTCTAATTACATAAAAATCTTCATTAGATAATTGCATCCATTTAGAAAAACCAATACCTCGTGCCAATCTATTGCCCTCAACATCACGTTCTACCATCTGAACTGCCACTGGGTTTTGTATGAAACATAAAGTTTCATTACCCTCGTTTGTTAACACAGCTTTACCTAATACTTCCTCTCCATTTATGAGTTTAAGTACTCCGTAAAATTCTTCCTCGTGTTTGGCGTAACTAATCATCTTTGAGTTTAACATCTATGATCTCATAATCAAACTTTTCTTCATTATAAATTTTGACTCTTTCTAACAAATGATTCAATGTGTAATTGTTTCCTTTGTCAGTGGATATGTCATCAGCAATATCATAAAGAGTTGCTTTTGATTTATTGTCTCCCTTCCTAAGTACTCGTCCAATGCTTTGTAAATTACGAATGCGAGATTTAGAAGGAGAAGCAAAGATAACATTATGCAGATTACGAATGTTTATACCTGTACTGAATGTACCGTAGGAGGCAACAATAATAGAATTGTCTGATTTTTCAGTTAACTCTCGAATTTCTTCTCGGTCTTCTGTATCAACTCCACCGTGTACAACATACACAGGTCTTTCTGTATCACTATTTATCATATTGAATAGAGGAATACCATGTCTTTCAACGTAGTTAAATAGAATTAGTGTATTACCTTTAAGATCTTTTGCTAAATTTTTAATGAATTTATTTCTAGGTTCATGCTCAACGAGATAGTCCATCTCATCTTGATACCCTTCAAATATTTTATCTTTATGTTTTATTAGTATAATTTTTACTTTTAATTTGGAGAGATAACCTTGTTTCATCAGTTCATTGGTCTTAGTTACCTTAGAACATTTACCAAAAACTCCCTCCAATACTAATTGATTAACGTTTGCACCATCTAAAGTACCAGTAAATCCTATACGATACTTACAATCATGAAGTTTACCCATGAGTGATGTCAAAGATTTTGCTTTAAATAGATGTGCTTCATCACCTATTACACAATCAAATTTATCAAACCATTTCTTAGGTTCTTTATAGATTGATTGCCATGTGGAAATCACTACATCATGTTCCGTATATTTCTCTGCTCCTGCATAAAGTTTATGACAATGATGACCTACATTCCAACCATATTCTTTAAAGTCTTTATACATTTGTTCCACAAGAGATGTTGTGGGTACAACTATTAATACATTTCTGTCCGCATTAACATGGTATCTCACCAATGAATAGATCATCAAGGATTTCCCGCTTGCAGTTGGCGACAATAGGAGTCGTCTGTTGTATTTCAGGCATTCGTATATTGCTTGATATTGATAATCCCTTACCCTATGGTTCAAACGTAAACCCTGTACAAATGAAGCAACTCCCTCAGGAGTAATTAAATCATTTGTTTCTTGGGGATGTCCATAGTAACTATCCTCGTCTAAAACGTAGTCATATCCTTTCTTCTCTGCCCAGTCAGTAAGATAATCTACAAGACCACAATATATCTCTCCATTAGCAGGTGAATATAATCTTATCTTTCCATCCCATCCTTTATATCTTCTTGTCTTCTGCATGTACTTCGCAGACTCTACCTCGAAGGTAAAAAAATCTGCCAATTCATAATTTATATGAGGTTGTGCCTCAATCTTTAAATAGACTTCATTCTTCTTACTTATAAGGAGGTCCATAAAACCATGCTACAATTGATTTCCTGACTCCAGACTTTACAGGTCTAACTCTGTGCCAAACATCTGATTGAAAGAAGATTGCTGAACCTCTCTTCAACTTAAATGTTTCGTATCTACAATCAGTCTCTGGTTTATATAGCTCCAAATCAAACTCCCCTCCTTTGTACTCATCTGGTTCATTCATGAAAAGAGTCATACTTATCTTTCTTACTATACCTTCTTTGGATCCACTATCTGCTACCCAATATACAGGTTTAGGATGCTGATCTACATGCCAGTCATACTTACCACCTTGGGAATATATACCATACTGTATTGGTTCAACACCTGTTATATTTAAGTTCCATAAGTTCTGTTCGTTCATTGTCTTTGCTATATCAATAAACATTTGACAGAATCTAGCGTCTCTAACCCATGCTTGTTGAGATATTCTATCTATTGAACTCCTTGCTAGATTTGAATTATGTGTAAGACTATCTTTAAATACTAAATTCTCACTATCAAGTGTGTGTTGAATCCTAGTCATTGCACTGTCATTTAATTCAATGACTCTATAAGAACAACCGTACTTCATACACCGTTCTGGAATTTAGTCCAGTCTATAGCATTTTTAATTTGAAAATTTCTATTGTTTATCTGTCTCAATACACCGTCTAGGTAATTAAGACATTGATCTACATACTCAATTTTATATTGTAATTTTCTTACGTCCTCATCTCCTTCAATAAACATGTTGACTTCCTCTTTAGTAGTCAACTTATAATCGAATGGCATTTCTTTATACACACTTGATGGTGCTTTTCCTTTATAGTATATCCATTTCTCTCTGATAAGTCTCTTCATGTCAATCTCACGTTCTTTCTTCATCAGTCCAAACGTGGTGTATAGTTCCATATATCGCATATGAAGTTGTGGAATTTTTGTGGATTCTTCGCAGTAAAGATCGTTATCAATTACTGAATCCTTTTTCCACATCTCCTGTATCTGTTCTAGATTCATTATCAATCCAAGGGTCTGGTATTACACTCCTTGATCCTTCGTTTCCTTGAAGAAATCTTGGAGACTGCTCTGGCAGTTCACTGTTTTCTCTTTCTTGGGTCTGATCCCTTTCATCTTTTCGTAGTCGTTGTGCATCGCTCCTAGTAACCATGCCTGTGCTAGTTGCTTCGGACCTTCGTTCAACAATTGGATTTGAAATTTCGAGAGACCAGCCTTCATCTCCAAATACTCCTTTCTCCACGATGTTTGGTCTTTTGATTGGTTCATTCCTGTCCCACTCTTTTACTAATTGTTCAGCTTGTGCGTCAACTGATCGCATTGTGTTTTCTATTTTAGCATAGATCCACTTTTTTTTCAACCACTCTATCAAACCAAGTGCTAAATGCCTGACGAAAGGGTTCTTGAATTTCTTCTTTACCCATCGTTCTGCCTTGCTATACCAAGGGTCTACACCTTTGCCAAAGGTTTTTTCAAAGGAGAATAGCACCTATTATAAACCCCTTAGCGAAAGCAAGACAATGTATTTGATAGTCTGACAACTTATATTTATCTTGAAATTTTTTTATTAGTTTTTTATCCCATTCGACAAACTTGTCGAACCATTTTTGTGTTTTGTCTGATAGTGCCATGTTTACCTACGTGTTGATTCGTTTACGTTTCTTACCTCATACAAGGTATATCTAAATGTTGCTGATGCTGTAAAGTATGTAGTATCACTTCCTGTCACATCAAATGGTAATGATGATAAGTTTACAGGAAAGATTGATTTAAAAACTACATCAAAGTTTGCAAGGTTATTGTTATTTAATACTTGCAATGTAGCATCAGAAAATCGTGGATCTTGGTTAGTTCCTCTGGTAATGTTTTCTTGATTCCAATTATATCTATCTTCATATTCACCTGGTGTAGACAATGCTCTCATCCAGTTATGTATCTCCATATAATTCTTTAAGTCCTCATCTACTATAAACTCTATAGTTAAATCTTCGTATGATGCTGTGCTTTCTACTGGTATTGTTACAAAACCACGTGTAGGTATTTCAATATTACCTGTCGTAAATGCAGGAATATTTGCTTTCTGACATAAGAACGATGTCTTCTTTGCTCTATCTAATAGGAATAAGAATCCTATAGGAGATAGAAAGTTCTTATTAGTCAGTTGATCCTGATACCAATTTGCCATTTTATCCGTTAATATTTTCTAACCATGATGTAGAAATGTATTTGTCACCATCTAAAGGAGGTAATCCTCTATGAGTATGTGTAAACCCTGCTGGCCAAATCAATACTTGTCCTTTCTTAGGTTTGTATCGTCTGTGAATATAGAGAAACTCTGTCTCTCCTCCTTCAAAATTATCATTGAGATACATCATAGTTGCTAACAATCTACGATTAGTTCCCATAGAACCATTCTCAGAATGCCATGCATGGTAACCTTCACCTGGTCTAGTCTTTTGTACATTCAGATATACTTGTTGATATCTGTATTGTAGTAGACTTTCATACTCATCAATGTATAATTCTAAACACTCACCACAAATGTCATTATATTGTTTCATCCATTCATAACCACAGGTGTGATCTAATATAAAATCTTCCGTAGCAAGACATTGGTCTTTACGTTGATTTGCTCTACGTTCTTTACCAAAGATACCTTTGCGATTAAACGTAGCACCACACTTCTTTTGATATTCCCAATAGTCAATTACTGGTTGAGTATTAAACTGAGTATCAAAGATACCAATAAAATCTTCATACCTTACATCATCTATCATAATTAAGCATACTCTACGTTTATATTTAGACGCAAAAAAAGAGTGCCCTTACAGCACTCCTTCCCCTTTTCACACGTGTAATACTATTTATTACAATTGTATCTAAAATAACATTAAGAAAGTGTAGAGATTTTGTAGAGAAAAAATATCTTTGAATAGTTGCACAAGCTGGCACATGTGCATAGTATGTTTACCTTATACTAAAGGAGTAGTTTACTTTTATTATTATGGACAAAGAACAATTTTTTGAAGAACTCATTGCAGAACTTCATGAAAACAATAGGGCACTGTGGGAAATACACGATGCACTTTGTGAATTTCACAGAAATGGTCTTGATGTTACCTCAACCCAGTAGACAAAAAAAAGAGACCCATAAGGGTCTCTTAAAAATATATGTAATATCTGAATTACATTAGGTTCGCAACTTGAACTCTTCTGTAGTACTTGTTAGCGTTAGCTGTAAGTGCTCCAGATCCCTGTGTTAGTCCACCTGAGAATGGGTTAGATACCATACCGTAACGAGTCTTGAAACCAATTTTTGGTTGGAAGGTGTTAGGGTTGATTGCTCTAACTTGCTGTAATGGAACGTAAGGACAGTAGAATAATCCTGCGTCATAAGGTGATGTACCTTTGTATCCTGCAACGTAGAAGTGCTTGTCAGCTACGTTTGAAGAATATGGGTCAACATAAACCTTGATACGTCCGTTTAGAGTACCAACAAGTGTAGATGAAGTATCGTCTACTCCTGTCAATGCACT